ATCTGCTCGCCTAGATATTTGTTTGTTAATTCAGGACGTAGTTGTCCTACAATAGTTGCAGGGTCCATATTCAATGCACGAATTACACTAGGATACAGCGAGTTCAAATCCATTGAGCCAATCCATTTATGTACCCCTACTTTAGGATATGCAACATATGCACCTGCGGCAGGATCACTACCTGGTTCACGTTTTACTCTGTTAGGAACTTGAAAGCCACGTCTGTGTGCTTCGTTAATAATACCTTGCTCTGTAACTGCAACAGCACCCATAGTGGTCTGTAGCAAAACTGTATTTGCATGAGCAAGTTCGTTTGATAAGTCAATGAACTTTAATTTTTGGTCCAACTTGTCCAGTAGTGCAACGTCTTGTCTGTTGTACTCAATGAACGTTCTGAAGTCATTGTTATAAAGTTGATCGAGCGTACCTTCGTAAACAGTTTTTCGCTCGCCAACTTCCATTTCGCCAATGGCATCAAGTCGATAAGTGTGTCTTTCTTCATATGTGTATTTACGATATAATTCCAAACTATCTAAATGCACTCTGCCTATTAGGTCATAGGTTTCTTGTTGCCTTCCGAATTTTTCGTATTCACGTTTCTTAGGAAATTGATCAAACAAACAAAAACGTCTAGTATCATCTTTGCTTAATACTTTTGCTACACGGTTTACAGTATAAGGAATATCATAGCCTTCGCTGTTCCAGCCTGTTAAGATATCTGCATCTTGTATTAGATCTAAGAATGTTTTAAGCATCTCGCCTTCGTCATCAAACAGAACAACATCCTTGCCCCATTCTTTACATTCTTCTTTTGCTTGCTCCATTGTAAGAGTCTTCGGCGGAACAGCAAGTGTAATAAGTGCGTCCATCCATTGTAAATGTACAGTGATTGCAGTGATTGGCATAAACGGATCACTAGGATCAGCAAAGCCACGTTCTGGATCAAAATCTGTCTCAATGTCAAAGAAACAAACATTTAAGTTTGGAGCATCGTGATTGAGATAATTTTCACTTAAACATTGAAAGATAGGATTAATATCGCTTTCAAACAATTCTTTGTTTTTATTAATTGCTTGTTCTTTGCGAAAGTCTTTTGTGTTTTTAGAAATAATTCTATTTAGAGGATCTCCATAGATACTTTTATATTTGCCTCTAGGATCCTTATAGTAAAAAGTATATTTTACTGGGAATTCTGAATATGTTCGCTTACCTTCTTTGCGTTCTACTACGCGAATCAAGTCTGCATTGCGATCAAAAAATGCGTCTACGTAACTCAAATTGTTCTCCTTCTATACCATTTTAGGCTGGTAAATACCAAATCGTTTTTAGCCGACGATACTATATAAATGCTTAACAATACCATAAACATATATTATTGTAAGCGTTCCGTTTAAAACAATCAATGACTTTTCTTTCCAAAGTAGTCCTACAACTGTCCAAAGCATAGCCGCAATACCAAATACGTATGTTGCATACATTTCATTTGGAAATAATGAAAGTAGTGCCGCCGCTGTTAGCAATATTGCAGTTGACAACCATGCTAACGGTTGGTATGGTTTAGGTTGAGTTTTTAATTGTTTTAAAGTATTCTTTGTCATTTTGTGCCTTATCATCTATCCATATATCGTAATGAGGTTTGCCAAATCTTAAACTGTGATATTTGACGCCCCATTTGTTAAGTTGCCTAATTGTAAATTCTTCCCAGTCCTTGCCTGAGTTTGCGCCTCTTGCTGTCCAGTAATGTATTTCATTGCCTTGCTCATACAGTTCATTAAAATGTTTAATTCTTTCAGCATCAGGTTCACTAATTTCATATTTACTGTTATTATTATAGCAAATTGTTCCATCAATGTCAACCATATATTTCACTTTATTGTCCTCTAATGTTCCTAAATTTCATATTTTGGGGATATTCGTTGTAATATCCTTTTTCTAAAAGTTTGTTACTTGCTTCTTTAGTTTCATCTAATTTTTGGATAACGAAGAATCTAATACTTGGATCATTTAAATCATTTTCATAATCCATATATTTGTATTCAATAAACAGTAAGTTCTTGTCTAAAAAATACTTTGTTCTACATAATCCAAAAAGTTCTTCACCTTCGTTCAAATCATTTACATCATGTAGTATTACTAACACAGCATGGTTATCATCGATGTTATAATCAAATTCAAACATAACTTTCATTACATCTAAATATTGATCGGTATGAAAACGTTTTACACGACTATTAGCCCAAGGACATCTTCCTTTAGATAGTTCTAGCAAATGCTTATCTAACCAAGTATCTACTTTACCAATATCCAATTGCTACTCCAAAACCAAATACGTTTACAACAGCAAAGTATAAAGTTAGTAGCATAGGCCATGCAAGATGGCGTCTGTAATACGCATATACACCCGTAAGCGACCCTATAAAGAATCCAGGATATACAATAGTCATATCAGGAGCATATGCTGTAAAAGCAAGTGTAAGACTAGCCGCTACAGTAAATATAAAACTAACTAGTTCAAAATAAAATGCAACTTTGTCTGTGTGATAACTGTGTGACCAAAAGTTTATTATGCGAGTATACACTTTAAACCTTATCTTTACCAACAGTTACTACTAGAGTTTCTAAATCGTCAAACTCATCAGCAACCTTGTGCCAATCTCCTTTGTGTGCAATTTTGATTGCTTTGTTGATTAAAGCAGTTTTGATATCTAATTCTTCTGCTACTGCTTTTACTGTTTCTTTTAAGCCTTCCTGTAGATCTTCAATTTCTCGAAGTACAGTTGCACCTTCGTTAACTAGTCTTTCTAGTTTGGCTTTTTCGTCGGCGCCATATGTTCTGTCTGACATTCTATTCTCCTTTTAAGTTGTAATATTATATATTCACTTACAGCGGAAGTCAAGTGTTTTATTGAGACATTGTAAATAAATCAAAATATCTTTTAGTCCACCATTTTTCATTTTCTCGACTGTCAAATACAATATTTTTGGTAGCAGGGTGATTTTCTCTTTCACGATATCGTACTTTGACCGGACCAGCATCGTGCCAAACATCTGCCTGTCGGTTTACTATAAATCCTCTTGGTGCAGTTGCTCCAAATTGTTTTTGGAACGGTAATTGAGCAAAGTCTAAAATCCACTTTGGTGTTACTACTACTTGATGCGTAGCAACCATGCCTCCGTGTTCGTGGTTATTGTAACCAACTTTTGCATTCCAACCTTTTGTAGGATGTTTAATATCTACTTCGTATTGTTTTATGTGTGCTTCAATTCCGTGAAGTCTTAATATTCTTCTTAGTATTTGTGACAGTAATATACATTGGTTGCCAATTTCATACAGCATATCCATTTGATACATTCTGCAATACACTGTTACAAGTCTATAATCTAAATCAACAACATCTTTACCAACGGCTAAACTATAATCCTCTGGATCAATATCCCAGTCTGGATCAAACTTCATAAGTGAGTTAAAGAGTACTCGACCTTGTTCGTCAACGTTCATTGTGTTTCTCCACAGTTAATCTTTCCGCTAACAATGAGTGAACTGAACATTACTGTAACGTCACCTTATGTAAAATAATAACCTGTTCTTTGTCACCAGCCGTGTCGGACGCGAGCACTGTCACCAAAAGTAGGCGTTCCTATAAGTTACCGTCAATCAGTATTAACGTATAGATATTTATGAAAGTTAGGTATCGAGGGTTTCGTCTTTTGACTTGTATGCCCAATCGTCAGTATGACCTACTGACCATTTTGGTGTGTTTTCTACAGTGTAGTTTTGAGTGCATACTTTGAAGTCTGGAGTTTTAGCACTTGGGTTTACAAGACTTTGATCAGTCCAAACAATTCTATTATTTGGTTGAGCGGCAAACTGTCCATTGTCAAGTTTAATAACATTGAATGTTTTGTGTTCGGGATCGTGTTCTGAAAAGTTTGTGTTAAGAGTATTGTTATCTCTGTGGCAACTATCAATAGTAAATACATATTCTCCTTTATGCATTTTTCTATCTTTACCAAAGAATTCACAGTCGCATAACATAGGCTTTTTAATTACTGTAATGTCGTAATCAAAGCAATCCCATATTTGTAGTGTATCTAATGGAAGTTGATTATCTTTATCGTAATCTTCTTTCCATACAAATGCTGAAATAGGTAGTTTGTCGTATAATGCACCGTATTCTGTTAGCAATGTTTCAAAGTAGAATGCTCTACTTTCAATGCTTTTTACAGATATCCATATGCCTGGAGTAAGTTCACCGTGACCTTTTTGGTGATCGTAGAGGTATTCTTTTTTAACATAAACTTCGACGGGTGGTAGATTATGCACTAAAAAAGACATAAGAATCCTCAGTTAAACTTGTTACAATGTATTTATGTGAAAGTGTTAGAGTGGAAGGTAGTTTAGTGAACTACATCTTAACGCAGTTGTCTACTGTTTTGCCATCTTTTTTCTTGGTGCCCATACGCTTGTAGCCTTTCCAGCAAGCCTTGCCGTCAACACCTTTTTGTTTTTCTTCGTTAGTTCTTTGTAAAACTTTTTGAACGTCAGGATGTTTTGACAAGCCTTTGGCAATTTTTTCGATAGCCGCAACAGCACCCGTCATATCGCCACCTTTATATCTCTTGTCGTTAGCAACACCGTATGCCATTTTGATTTGTTTATCACTGAACCCTTGATCTTCTTTTACGTGATCTGGTAAACCTTTGTGCTTGGTTTTTGCAAAGTCTTTAGCATCAGACTTTTTCATATCTTTTGCTACTGCTTTGAGTTCTGGAGAAGCACCTTTTACTTTTTCGCCTTTTTGCATAGCATGGACCATGCCCATAAACTTTTGCTGTGCTTTAGATTTGGCTTTCTCAGTTACTTCCTTTTTTTTTGAAAGTTTACTTTCTAATATAGATGCTAAAGAAGATTTATAAGATTCGTCTTTCTTTTCTTCTTTGTCTTTGACAGCCTTTTTCATTGGCTCTTTTTTATCACCGTCTTTGTCAACGTCAAGAAAGTCTGGTTTTGATTTCTTTGCTTCTTGCACTTCGTCGAATTTAGTTTCATAATCCATATGATGATATACTGAACTAATATAATCAGCGGCTTTAGTAATTTTTGATTGCACCCAACCCTCAAGACCTTCTGCTTCACTTACATTTTTCATCATATCGTGAAGTTTAATTGCATACTTGGCAACTTTGTACAGTTCTGCACGTGCCATTTGTACTTCGTGGTCTGACTCAGCCTTGTATGCTAAATCTGCTAATCCTTCTTTAAGTTGTTTTGCTTTCATAATAGTATTTACCTTTTAACTGTTGCTCCGCCCATTAATCCGTTATCAATGTCTAACGCATTCTTGGCTGTACCGTCTTTGTTTTTCTTTTGTGGCGCTTTAGGCAAACCTTTTGAATCCTTTGGTCTATGTCCGTATGCTTGTGCTGGATTGGCTACCGATGCAATATTACCAGCGGAAGTTGCTCCTGCTGTTGCTGTCTCAGTTTTAATACCAGCAAGTGCCTTCATTTCATTTGCAAAATCTGATGCTTGATTCTGTTGTGTATTTGATGCACCTGAAACTAATTTTGCTAACTGCATAATATGATCTGCTTCGTCTACTGGTTTATCTTTTTCTAATGATGCTTTACGCTTCATTAGTTCTTTTTTAAGTTCTGGATCTTTTGATGTGTTTGGATCTGCTTGTAAATCTTGTATTGCTTTTGACTTAGCATTGTAATCATCTTTGTCTTTAGTTGGTGTATAGTTAGATGATTCTGGAGACGCTTGTTGCGTTCCTCCTGCTTTTTCTGCTTGCTTAACTAACATCATAAACTTCTGACGCATTGCTTGATCGCCGAGAATAGTTGATAATTGCTTTGCAAATGGAGCAATCTGTTTAGCAAGGTTACCTTGTAATGCACCACCTGATGCAAGTTTATCTAAACCCTTTGCCATCATAGCACCTGAGCCACCTTTAGCACCCATAGCCGCCCCTGCCATCTTTGCACCTTGTGCTGTTTTTTGTTGTTGCTGTGGATTAGCATCTTTTACAGCATCAGCCGCTTGTGTTGCAGGTTGTTCACCGCCTGGTACTGGCGCTTCTTTTAATGTTAGTTCTCTCAGTTTCATACTACTATTTACCTTTTTTTCGTCCGCTTTTCATATTTCCTATCTATCAGGCATTGTGCCGTTTTCACAAATAATTGCTTTACAACCATGTAGATCTTCTAATCTAGGCAAGGCATAGGTTGTTCTACCATCTCCGCCAAACCTGTCTCCTAGTATGCTAAACAATGATGTATTTTTTGAAATAGGCATTATCTGTCCTTGACAAAATTCCCAATTTTTTGGGGCAAAGTTTCCTGCAAAATATCTTACTTCTCCTATTGTGCCTTCCATTATAGCACACAACCTGCGGCAATAATAATGTTATCTAACATTTCGTTTGCCTTAGAACGTACAGCGAGGTCATCAGCGGCATCTGAGATTGCTTTTGAGTGTTTTAAGTCGCCCATAAGTTCTTTATACTCGTCTTCTGATATTTCTTTATTTTCAAACATGGCAGTGTAGTTCTCTGCTTCTTTTGCCCAGTCTGCTAGTTCTGAGTGATTGTTACCAACCCACTCTTGTAATTCTTTCATTGCGTCCATTGTTCTTTTCTCCTTTGCTAATTCTTTTAGAACAGTAAATCCACTTTCAAAAAAGTTTGCCATTACCTAGGTTTAGCACCTACTACGTTTGTAATAATGGTTGCGTTCTTTTCAATAAGTCCAAATTTGCTAGTACAATAACCCATACTAACTTCTTTCTTGTCAATGTTGTAACGTTGATCCAAACCC